TTCACCATCCGTAGCGTTTAATAGTTCCAAGGACGATAGTTGAGTTCCCAAGACTGAATTTAATTTAGCGGCTGATTCTGCTGCCTTATCGAACGAGTCATATTGTTGTGAGATACCTAACATGGTATTCATTTCAAGGCCCGTTGCCTTTATTTGAGCCTCAAGGTCCTTAAATACTTTGATATTGTCGTTCCCATACATAGCCAATCTACCAGAGGCGCTAGAAAAGTCCGACACCATTTTTTGAGCGGTTACTCCCATTTCTTTCCCCAATAGTGCCAACTCAGCCGTCATGTCTGCGGCGGCTTGGTCAGACATTCCCATTGCTCTACTGAAATGATCCATCGCCTTGACTGCCTCGGTAGAGGAAACTCCTAATTTAGTCAACAGTGAAACAGTTGTCATTAAACTTGCATTTGTTTGATCGTTTTGTTGATCAAATTTACTAAATCCAGTAGCTAGCGAGATTGAAGCTTCCTGAAGCTCTTTCATCCCAATGCCCGCTGCAACGGTGGCTTGTTGAGAGACAACTAATTGATTGTGAAAATCGTTGGCAAACCCTGTTGCCTTACCAATTGCTTTTGAGGTGGTGTCGACTTCATCCGCCAGCTTGAATACTTGAGCTACTAGCAGCGCCATGGCAGCGACAACAGCAATAATTGCAATTATCGGCCCAGTGCCTAATCCTGCAATCATCGGTCCTAATCTAGCCAACCATCCAAGTCCCTTGATACCCTTAAGCATCTCCAAGCTTTTTCCGAATTTTCTAACATTTTCGGCAACCTTGAGAAGTGATTGGAGCATTTTGGCTCCTTGGCTCAGTTTTTGAAAATGTTTTCCAATAACAGGAATGTCACTAAGTTTATCCAAACCTTTTATGAATTTATCTAGGCCACCTCCTGATAGAGAGGATCCCAAACTACTGGATGTCTTTGACATGTTTCCAAGGGCACCACTCAGTTTTCCACCGCGTTGAGAAGCCGCATCAAACTTTCCTGCTAGACCTTCAAAGATGCTGCCCAATTCTTTACCAGCCTTAACATGATCTTTTAGTTGGTGTAGAGCTTCTTTTCTCTTATCTATTTCCTCCTGCAATCCCTCAGCTGGTTTGGACTTCTTATAGTCGTCGGCAAGTTTTACAAGTTCCTTTTTAGATGCTATCTCATCTTTTAAGAGATCAGCTTGTTTTACCATATCTTCTAGGACTTCTTTTATCGCATTTTCTTCTGCTCCACTTCTGGCTACTTTTCTTTTTTCAACCTCAAGTTGTCTGAGTTTTTCTTGAAGAATCTCTTGCTCGGCTGCGGCCGTGATTGCTTTTCCAGCAATTTTATCTTGCTCTATACCGGATTCTTTTATTTTATCTAAGATTTTTTCTCTTGTTTTGAGTTGCTGTTTTAATATATCCAGCTGTTCATTAAGCTTTGCTTTCGCAGCTGCTTCTTTTGGGTCTTCATTATCATCAGCCATTTGTCAGTCCTCATTTTATAATATAATTAGTTTTCAAACAAAAATGCTCGGCAATTGCCGAGCATTGTTGGAATTCTACTTTTTTGACTGTTTTGCTTGGTCTTCGTATTCTTTGATGGTTCTTTTGAGCCACCATTCTCGAAGTCCAATTGGCAAGTTATATAACTCAAACAATGACCAGCCGCCATAATGCTTCAATGTGAAGAAGGTCTCATAGACTTTCTCCATATACTCAGGAGTTAGGCCAAAAAAAGTCAGTCCCGAAAGGAACTGCCATAACCTCCTCGTGGTCACAATTCTTGCACGTAAATGTTTGTTCCAAAACTATGTCTGGAGAGATAGATTTAAAGGCATCTCTTAATAGTAGAGATTCTTTTGCAATCATATTATTGACAACATAGTTGATCGTAGGTGCATCATCATAGCCATTAAAGGAAACTACAAACTTCTTGATTTGTTGAGTAACCATTTCTTTTTCAGATTTCTTTGAATTTTCTTTGCTGGCGAGTTGGATCTCATCCATTACAACCATTGGTCTAATTCTGGTTAGAATATTAGACACAGGTAGCGTAAGGGAGAATGTCCCATCAGAGTTGTCTGACAAGTTAATATCTTCCCAAGAGTCTCCATGAAACACTTCGTGATCTTGTAGGTCAAATGTAAACTTCGAAACCGTTTCGCAGTTTGGACACTTCACTTTTGTATTGTAATCTTCTCCATAGGCAGAAGCTCTAGCATAAATCAAGATAGCATTTCTATCTCCAATCAGTAATGATCTAGAGTCAACACCGGAGTCTTTAATGACGTTGTTGATTAATCTGTCAATAGCTAACCCTTTCTTAAGCAAAGAACGATTGGTTAAGATATCTTCGTCTTTTGCTGTCATGTATTTGATTTCAATTGACTCTTTGTTATGTAGAGCATGACCTTCTGGGTATCTTCCTTTTGAAGGTAGTTCTACAAATTGCGTTGGAGTGACAAAGTCCATGGGGTTCCCCATTTTTGGAGCCTCTTCGGTTGGTGTAGGGGTGTGTCCCTTTAGCAACCTGTCTTCATTATTTCTTCTCATTTAAACCTCTGGTTATCCATTATTAGTAGTAGGAACTGTATCCACAGTTCCGTTCGAGTTATACATAATTGCCCAGTCATACTTCACATCCATTGTGTATTCGACCAAGCCATCATCGGCATAGGAAAGTTCTCCCCATGACATTTTTGTTATAATAGGGTTGTAAAGCTCCCAAACCTCAGAGCTCTGGACACGATTGTTGACCATCCCCTCTGGTGTGATTTGGTGTATGCGGATTACATCTCCCGTAAAAGATGTTGCGCTCATTAAATTCTTGGAAGGAGAATAGGTTGGCCTATATAAGCCATCAGACCCCACACCTTCAACTTCTATGTTGGGAGGAGTGTATCCTGACTTCACAAGCATTTCCCAAAACACACTGCTTGTCATTCTATCATCCGAATAGGAAAAGTACCCACCATCCACAAAGGTGAATGTGATTGGGTCCCACTTGGGTATTCCTGGGAAGCTATAGTGATGATTAATCATTCTATATTCTTTAGCTTCTATATTGACGGTTGGCTTGCCACAAGATGATATGGCAAGCAACCTTCCTTTGTTTCCAAATTCTATAACGAATCTGGATTTTCTCTTTGGATCAAACGACCCAGCGCCTAGTGTATTTCCCCACCATGTCATCTAAGACTCCTTAGTCTTCAAAAATTTTCGAATCAGTTGATGCTCCCTTAGAGAACTCTGCCCAGTCAAATGTGATACCGAGATTAACCTCAGATAGTGCGTCGTCTTCATAACTAAGATCATTGAATGATACTTTGTTAATAAAGGGGTTGTGAAGCGTCCAGCGCTCGACTGTGTATTCTCCACTGGCATCCAATTGAGAAATGACAATGGATCCCAACGACGCTGTGGCTTTTCCTTTAGAAATGGTTTCTAAGTCGGTAGTTTCCCGAGGAAAGTAATATCCGGCGTTTTGGATAATTGTTAGTAACTTTTCAGCTGCATCTTCATCATCCCCAGCAGGGTCTACAAGAGTTACCTCAATGTCATCCCAAGTTATACTACCTGGAAACTTAAATGTGTGTCCCAAGTATTTATGTGCAGTATCAGCACCGATGTTGATAGTCGGTTTTGTTACGGTTTTTGCATACCATACAATTCCACTACCTAAGTCGCCAATCTGAACTTTAAATCTGAATTTTCTCTTAGGGTCTCTCATACTAGAGTCTAAGTCTGTTCCCCAAAATGCCATGATAATTATCTCCTATTTATTCTTAATTAGTGGCTTATACAAAATCTGCGCCAGTCTTAGTGATTACAAAGTCAACAACGATATACTCAATAGCACGGGCAGGTTTGATATAAATTTTTGCATACATAATGTTGCGGTCAACCAAGTCTGCTGTAGTGGTTGTCGAGTCTAAGATCAATTTATAATCAGATAAACCGAATTTTGATCTTGTATCTGAAAGAATTGGATTGACTTGAGACTTAAATCGGTTCCAAGTTGATTCAACATTTTGGTCAAACAATAGGTTTCTAGAAATCGTTGACACGCGGGCTTTTAAGTAAAGCACCAAACGACGGACATTAATACGATCCAATGCAGAACTATCTGCTTGAAGAGTTTTCTGTCCGAAAATCACAAGACCTTCAGCAGGGAAAGTAGCGATTGGGTTAATGTTTACATCATACAACAAGTCTCTTTCTCTAGAGTCTAGACGCTGACGCGCTTGTGTTACTTTGGGTCCACGAGATCCGCCGAGAGAGCCTAATCCACCACGGTTAAACCCAGCAGGGGCAAACCATAGCTCTGATTGTGCTTGCGATCTTCCAAGGGCACCTAAGGCTGCGATAGAAGGTGGAATCCACAACAACTGTGATGCATTTAGGTTATCAGAAATTTGAACCCATGGATAAAATGCAGCAGCATAAGATGAGTTTAGGTTTCTTGTTTTGATGCTGGATACGGCAGATGTTACTGAACCAAGCGAGTCTTGTTCTGTAGCTGTGCTTGATCTCTCTACAGAAGGAGTGTAGTCACCTTCGAGGTCAATAATTGCAAGAACATCTTTTCTGCTTTCGGCAACATCAATAATTCTATTAGTAATAACTGGTTTGCGAATACCTGGTACCAACAACATATTGGCTGGTACAACTTCTGGATCCAACACTGAATCTAAAGCTTTGTTGAGTGTGTATTGCAAATAACTAGTGTCATCGTTTCTTGTAGCAGGAATAGCTCTAAACGGCTCTTTCTCAGTGATGTCAAAGCCATCAAAACCGCCATTAAGAGGCATTAAGAATTGTTGGACACCTAAGTCAAGAAGTTCAGCGAATGTACCAGAGACTCTTGTGAAACTCTGATCTGCAGGCGCCGCTGCATCATAAGCTCCTGAAGTGTAAGTTACAGTGTTAGAACCGGTTACGACTTCCAAGTCGTCCAAAGTAAATACGAAAGAGTTCTCGAAATCTCCACCAGCTTCATCTCTAAAGGCTCCAGCGCCAACTGGTAGTCTTCTTAAGTAATCAACATAATCTGGGTCGTTTTGACTAGATGCAGCTGAAATCTTTGGTCGAATACCGTAATAGGCCAAGTATGGATTTGATGCTCCACCTTCTGTTCCATTTTGTCTCAAAGGAATCGAAGGGAAGTTGAATGATGCCGTGTAACTAGCAGGACCATAAGCCAACATGCTTTCATTGGCTGTAGATGGTACTGAACCTGATCCTTTGATGAATGCTCCAGCAAATGATGTTGCAACGTCACCAAATACTTTCGCGTCAGCTGAGCCACTAGTAAGAGTAAATCCTTTCGGACGAACAGGTCCAATAAATCCAGCAGGCAAATAACCTTGCGCTGCACCGTCTTTTACAAATTGTTTAACTTCAACATAAACAATATCAGATTGATTCTGGAAGTCTCCGTATGTTCTGTAGCGGCGATCTGAGTCTGACCATTCAAGTTTTTAATAACAACTGTGAATGTACCATAAGGGTTTACAACAGGGTTTGATGGTGCCTTGATTTGCTCAATTGCGATCATGTAATCTTTCTCAATGTCATTTCCAACATGTAAAGATTTTAGTTTAAATAACTTTGCTTGATCTGTTTCTTGTTGAGAAATAACCCAACCTGTTTGTGATTCAGCTGCGGCTTCTCTGTGATCGCCCCAGTTGTTATTTGTACCAGAGCCACTTAAGAGCGGAAGAAGTACTGCGTAAGATTTCCCAACACTTGAAGATAGGGCAAGATCGTCCACTTCTCGTGCAAAAGTTTCTCCTAGCCAATAGGTTTTTCTTTGTGCCAATGGTGTTGTTTCATCGTTTACCAATTGAGGATTAGTATTAAATACTGAACGGATATATCTAGAAGAGTCTCTATTAAAGTTAAAGGTGACTGAGTTTCCAACCTTTGTAGGTGTACCATTGTATATAGATAATTTGTACTCATTGTTTGCTAAAGACTGGAAAAATGTACCAGCTTCTTCCTTAGCTGTACCAGCTGCAACGCTTGTACCTGTTAAGGCAAGATATCCACTGTCTGCATAGAAAACCGCAGCTAAAGCACCTGTACCGAAATCGGTAGCACCTGAGGCAACTAAGAATAAACCATATGCTGTTGAGTTTTCAGCGGCAAGAGCGCTTGCTGTTGATGAAAGTTCCCATCCAGCTTTTCCGCCGTTGTCATCTGTGGCTCCATTTGCCTGTTCACCGGCAAGTCTAACAATTGTCACTGGAGACTGTTCTGATGCAAGCCATGCTTGAGCAGCATAAGATGCATATGTAGGTCCGGTCATATTGCCGTCTCTCCACATATCTCCTTGTGCGCCATTACCACCAGCGATAGGCAATCCAAAAACAGAGACGAAGTCGTCTAAATTGCTGACCTTAACTGGTTTGTTTGCTGGTCCTTTTCTCGTTCTACCAATAATGATTGGTCCTTCGGCATCCACTTGAGCTGGGATAAAGCTTTGGTCGATCTCACGGACGTCAATTCCGGGTGAAAGAAAATCAAATTTTTTAGCCATCGACTACTCTCCTTTAAAATATTAAAAATCATTTTCCTATTAAATAGTAAAGTTAGAACCCAAACTACATTTAAAAATCTCTAAAACCATCATCGTCGTTTTCCCATGGCTTAGTATCTCCAACGATTGATCTCTCTCTTATGATCTTTACTTCCACAATTGTCTCCTTGACAACGGTTGCTGGAGCTTCTTCGTTTAGGCCTTCACCTAGGAAGTATCCAAGAACCTTAAGAGTGATGTTGGTTTCAAAAGACCTTTCTTCTTCTCCAAGATTTGCAACATTGTTAGTTTGAGCGAAATCTGACTCGATGAATACTTCATATCTGTGCCCATCGTACTCTGCTAACAACACATTTATGTTACCAGTCCTAGAAACAAAAGGAGTCATTAGGTCATTCATTTGTTGTTGGTACTCTGCTTTAAGTCTTACTGTGTAACTTGCATTGACCCACACGGGGATTGGCGCATACACTTCTTCATATACTATTTTTTTATTGTCTGTTGGGTAGTTTTCTTGACCAGAGACTTTGTCACTCTCTACTGAGGCGAACTTTCGTGTTGTCTTTTGAGATATTCTTCTGGATATAAGCCGCTGATGTTTTTTATATCCCCTAGCTCCGGTTTTATCGGGAAAGATATTAGCTTGGAAACCTCCTTTGAATGATGGATCCTTTGCAATACTTGATCTCTCTAGTGAGATTAAAGGTAACTTTAATTTACCAACGGAGTCTCGAATATCCTTTTCCTTTGAGTTAAATGCTCT